CACCTAAAGCATAAGTTTTGTAGCCATGACTTACTAAATCACCCTCAAGACTTTCACATTTTGCTACTTCTATAAACAATACAGGGTGAAACTGGTCTATGACTTTCCATGCGCCAGCTAAGACTTCAGCCTCCATTCTTTCTACATCAATCTTAATTAAATCGCAACGATGCAAACCAATAGAATCAATGGTTATCATGTTTATTTGTTTTGTATTGACTATTTCTTGGCCTATGTCCTCTTTTTCTGGGTGGGCTTTTAACTCCAAAGACCCATAAGAAGAAGGTTTAAAGTAATTAGGCTCAGGAATCATTAAGCTGCCAGCCTCACTACCTACAGCGTAGTTCCTGGCGGTAACATTGAAACAGTTATTAATCGCTATATTTCCGCACAAAGCGTAATAAATCTTTTCTTGGGCTTCTATGCTAATAACATGACCCCAAGTACTCATCATTCTGCCCCATTGAACTGTATGTACTCCAATGTTTGCACCGCAGTCTACGGCTATAACGCCATCACCAAAGTGTTCACGCCTTTTGTTAAGAATGACTTTTAAAAAGTCTACTTCAACCTGGTTATAGCTACCTGTATTTAAAAGAGAAAACCCTACCCCAAACCCTTTGCCATCCTCAACCATCTTATAGTCGTTTTTATTCAAAATAAGCGTACCTTGGTTGGTAGATGTGACTACAAATGCTATTGGGTTCATTCTTTGTCCTTTAAGGCTTTAAGGTAGTTTTTAAGGGCTTTGTCATCTTCTTTAAAGATTTTGTTAAACATACCCCTAGTTGGATGGCGTACTGTGTATTGTTCAAAAGTGCCGTGAAGGACATAATAGGAAAACGCCCTACAAGCCCATTCATTGTCTTTACAGGACTCTGCCTGGTCGCATTTGTCGCATGGGGCTTCCGCCTCAAAGACTCTGCGTATGTATGTGTCCATATTCCCCTTGAATAAAAGTAGCAAGTCAAAGTCATGTTAAATTCTGCGCACACGGCTCATTTGAACTGTATCAATGACTTGCTATGTAAGTAATTTATTGAAAATTCATGCACTTTTATACTAGGACATACCCTATGTTGTGGGGTATTTACAACAAATAACAAAGTAAATTTCCCCGTAAAAACAAAGAAAATAAATCTACAGGGAAAAATAAAAAAGTTTACCGAACGGGCAATTTTGATTAAAAAGTAGGCAAATATATAAAAATATTCCCGAACGGGGCATTTTGTAGAAAAATGTTAATAGCTTAAAAAGCATCTTTAATAAGGCTTTAAAGTATTTAAGGACTCTTTAATAAACTATTAACTTTACAATCTACTGTCTACAACTTTACAATTAACCAGCAAAACTTTACAAAAATGTCTACAACTCTGCTGATATGTATACTTTTTGTCAATAAATGTACATATAGGTATCAATATGTATACGCAATCAATACTTATAGGTAACAGGGCTGTATTTGGCAGTTACCATCAATGGGCGAGAAAGCCGCAAAATTACCCAATTACTGCATCCTACATTGACGGCTTAACGCCCTAAAAAGGATGGGGTTCCCACCCAATTCCACTTCAATTTAATGTCTGCGTGTCCAAGACAAAAGGTGAGGTGGCAGGACTCCGTGATGTATGGTTGTGCAAAGGGGAAAAGCACACCTACCACCTCTTGATTAGTTTAACCCAGTTTTAAGTTTGTAAATTTTCAGTAGAGCCAAGAACATTTCGTAGCCATCTCTTAAATCTTGCTCTTTATGTTCGTATATACAAACCTCATTTGTAGTGCCGTTTATATAGACATTGGCACACCTAGCTGTAGGCGCTAGAACCTCTCTATAGGCTGCAAGCTGTAGTGTATGCTCTAGGTAGGGTGTTAAATCACCAGGGGATTTTTCCGTAGTCTTAAAGTCAATTACTACCCCACCGAAGTCATGGCGTGGTTTGCAATAAAGGTCGCATTTTCCGCCATAGCCTTCTTGGTTGACTAAACTCTGTTCAGGAATCCATAACTGCGCCCCAAAATGCGCTGTTATAGCGTCATCTACCTTGCGGACATAGGTAGGCATCTCTGGTAGGTATTCTTGGTTGTAAAACGATTCTATGAAGTCATGTATAAGAGTTCCCCTAATCATGGCTTCTTGGGATTTTTTCTTTGCCAAGTCTAATATTCGTGCTACATAGTCTTTTTCTTCTTCTTGCAGACCCCTTGGGTTTTCCGCAGCAGCTTTAATTGCTTCAGACTGCAACCAAGTATTTAGGCCATCTTTAGATAGTTGACCATTAATGGTAGATACCGATGGTACTAATGTGCCTGGATTGGCTTTGGCATCACGCAAAGTAACATTTCTTTCTTTGCCGTTTTTGCCCGTCATTGTATATCGTGGTGCGCCTGTAGTGGCACAGTACCAATGCATACTCATTTTTTCCCCTTTTTGTATAAAATACGCTACATTTTTAATTTAATAAATCTAAAATTGCTTCCCTGTCTGTTGTATTTAAACAACAGTCTGCACAAGTTCTAATAACATCTTGAAGTACGGCAGCTAAGTCATTGACCTCAAATGCTATTAACTGTCTTTCTTCATCAACTCCGAAGGGTTCTGTAGAAATTCTAGCTTTATCGCCAATAACATCTTTGATGTGACTTAGCATATCCATCTCCTAAAATGGTGTATCGTCTAAAATTTCATCACTACCAGCAGGTTTAAAGCCCATAGGTTCTTTAACTTTGCCTACTGATACACTAAAAAACTTACCAGCTTTGGGTGATTCTTTTACCCATGCAGAAAACCAATGTTCTTTTCCGTCAAGCATTATGCTTCCTGTGAAATCGGGATGATTTTCCGTGGTTTTTTTGGTGTTTTTAAAGAGGCTTCCTGCCCCTTCTTTCATTTGGTAAGCCATTAGATTTCCTTTGCTTTTACTACTGGTTGATTAACTTTATTTGACGCTGTGTTTCCATCATCGTCAGCTTGAACTACACCTACTACGGCAGATAAAGCCCCTCTCCGCATATAGCTAAGAATTGCCATACATCCATGGGCATCCGCTTTAGTTACAGGCATAGACATTTCTTGACTAATCCATTCGCCAGACTTATGGCTAATAATGGTTGTTAAAGACATAGACTTGTCCAATTCTGAATAAAGACCTGGAAACTGCATAACTGCCAGCCCATTCGCAGAAAGAAGGTCACGACAAGCGCCCCACACAGACTCAAGGTCAGCATACTTAGACTTAAAAAAAGGATTAGCTGAGTCTTTAACCGCATGGGACATTTTTCCTTGTACTGTAGCTAAAGCTAATGTTAGGTTAGCAATGGAGTCAGATTGCATCATTTTTCGCCCCTAATTGTTGGAAAAGATTGAAGCCCAAAAACTGCGCCAAAATCGTCAAATACATCTTTTAGCAACGGATTGCGTTTGTTTTTAGGTTTGCCACAAGCATGGCGAATAATGTTAATTTGGTCTTGTGTAGGCCAGCCACACTCCATTGCTTCTAGCGCTTCTTCAAGTTGTTCTTCCATTTCCAACATTAATTGATTTAATTCACCCATAAAATTCCCCTTAAATGGCATAGCAAAATTGCTATACAGACACTTTAACACAAGTGTATAAAAAAAGTAAACTGTTTGCAAATAAACAACATAGAAGGTAAACTTCGTGAATGGACAGACAACTTAAACTCACAGACAGCGCAATTATTGACCTTTTAGGCGGTACGGCAAAGGTAGCAAGAATGTGCAAAGTAGACTCTGCTGCCGTTTCCAACTGGCGTGTAAGAGGTATTCCTGGCGATAAATTTATGCTTTTGGGCGCAAGAATAGAAGAAGTAAGTCATGGACTTGTAACTAGGCAAGACTTATTTCCTAAAAATTACTTCTTAATCTGGCCCGAAATGTTGCCAAAACAAAACCCTTTTATACAAATTGAAGATTGATGTATAATTAGTTTGTTGAGAGTGGCATCCCGACAAACCTAGTTGTCGTAACAACCCCAGTATTTTTAGGCGGGGTATGTGTAGTTATAGACAGATAGCGAGAAATCGACACTAGGATTTGTCTGTAGTTGCCCATGCCAAGGGACATACCCCACCTAAGATTATTGGGGTTTTCTTATTCTTGAC